CCTAACTTTCTGCAAGGTAACTTTTATAGGGGGGTTCGTCCAAAATAGGGAATTCCCTAAACGCAAGACGCAAAAAAGGACATGTCATGACTGCTCGAATTCCGGTTGAGGTTCACGCGATACACGGAACCAAAGGGACAAAAATGGGAACCAAGTTGCCTGAGCAAATCAAGCAAAGGATTCCTTTTGCGGAGTGGGCGCAAAACCCAAGCGCTTTCAATGCGGCTAAGTTTGTCGAAGAGACTGCCGAATATTTGTATCAGGTTTACGGGATTGGCAGCGCTCAAGATCGGCATACGCTCATCATGCTTGCTGACCAGCTCCAGATCTACGTTAACGCTCGACAAGAAATGCTAACTGGGGAGCTAGTGGTTTACACGAACGGCGGTAAAACCGCTGCACCAAATCCACATATCGCAATCGCTAATAATGCGGTTATCCATGCGATCAAGCTGATGAACGAATTAGGCTTAACACCTAAATCTAGATTGGCAACCAACAAGACAGAAGATAAAAAGATAAACGACTTTCTAAGCGGGCCTAAGTTCGGAACATGAAACTAGAAGATGGAATCGGGTATGCAGCAGCGGTAGCAAAAGGTGAGATCAACGCTTGCCGAAACGTCCGTCTTGCTTGCCAGCGGTTTCTAAATCATCTTGAAAACAAAGAGTGGGAATACGTTTTTGATCCTGGCGCGGTTAATCACTTCCTACAGTTCACGAGTCTTTGCAGACATGTAAAAGGCCAGTGGGCGGGCCAGCCTGTAAACCTTGAGCCCTTTCAGATCCTCATCATCTGCGCGATTTACGGATTCCGTCTTAAGCGGGATCGGTCTAAGCGCATGGTGCAAGACGTAATCGTTTACATCCCGCGCAAGGCTGGAAAGTCAACGCTTACCGCTCTGATCGCTCTTTATGAGCTCGCCTTTGGCGATGCTGGCGCAGAGGTCTACACAGTCGCTACTAATCGAGATCAAGCAAGCATTGTTTTCACGACTGCTAAGGGGTTTATCGAAACCCTTCCCCGAGAGGTCTCCGGTCTCTTCATTCCTGGCAAGTTCACGATAGTAAAGAATGGCGACTCTCAATCGGTGTTCAAAGCGCTCAGCAGGGACACTAAGCGTACGGGTGACGGGCTCAACCCTTCTTGCGCGATTATCGACGAGGCTTCTCAGATCGTAGACAGGAATACGATTGAGGTCTTGCATTCTGGGATGGTAGCGCGAGCAAATCCATTAAGGCTATATATAACCACGGCTTCATTTACACGCGACACCAAGTTCTTTGAAGATCTTCAGGTGATGGAGCATATTCTCCATCAGGATGTACCGGATAACCCGCGATGGTTCGGGCTTCTCTATTCGCTTGATGCAGGCGATGATTGGCGAGACCCGACGGTCTGGCACAAAGCTAATCCGATGCACAATATCTCGGTTTCACACGATGCGATTGCCGCTCGCTGCGAAGAGGCCAAGATCAAGCCGGCAGCGCTTAACGAGTTTCTCTGCAAAACATTAAACGTCTACGTTTCCGCCGAAACCGCGTGGGTAGATCGGTCACATTGGGACGAAGCTGTAGGTCTTACAGACCGTGAGCCCGAGGCTGTGTTTATTGGTTTTGACTTGGCAGCAACACGAGATCTCAACGCGGTATGTACGCTTAAGCGTTACGCAGAGGATGATTACGAAGCTGAGTGGAAGTTCTTTCTTCCCGAGGATGGGTTTGATTTATTGCCAGCGCATTACCAGGATATTTTCCGACAGGCCATTAATTCGGGCATTTTGCATCTGACCGAAGGCAATGTTATGGACGACCGCGAGATTTCGGAGTATATTCTGGGACAAAGCCAGAAATACGACGTTCGTGAGGTTGGCTACGACGCATATAATGCGGCTGCGCTGGTTGCGCGACTATACGAAGCTGGAATGCCGGTTAAAAAAGTTGGGCAAGGAATGGCGGTACTTTCTAACCCTTCCAAACATGTAGAGCGGCTTATTCTAGGCCATAAAATCAAACACGATGGCAACCCGTTTTTAGGCCACCAATTGGGAAACTGCGAAGTGTTTGTAGATGTGCAGGGCAACATCAAGGTCAAGAAGGCCGGAGTTGACCGCCATGCGAAGGTCGACGGGATCGTTGCCCTTATTATCGCCATGCACTGTAGCTTAGACAATCCGATGCCGTCTGAATCATACGGATTCAGAGTCTTTTAGGGCTAAAAATGGGCATATTCGACATATTTCGGCGAAAAATAGCGGACAACTCTAGCAATTCGTTGTTCGGCAACACCGTTTTGGGTAATAACGTCATGCTCCGTGGCAAGGGGCAAGGCTACGGATCTAATCAGCTTCTTTATGTAACCACCTCGGCTGTCAATGAGGCTGGACGTTCGCTCGACATTACAACGCTTGCCAGAAACTCAACGGTTATGGCTTGCGTCGGAACCAAGGCTAGAGCGCTTGCACAACTGCCAGTAAAGATCATGTCTCGGCAGGCTGACGGTACTTTAGTCGATACGCAAACTGAACCTGGGGTTCCTGAGCGGGAAAAAAACCGCGCAAAGTCGATTCTTAACCTTCTTGCTCAGCCTAATAACTTCCAGAGTCAATACGAGTTCTGGTATCAGTTCACGATGTGGCATGAGCTGGCCGGCGAGACTTTCGTATTACTCTGGAGAAAGAACGAAGCCGATCCTCAGCAGGTTCCGCTTGAAGTCTATGTTCTCGACTCGACCTTAATTGTCCCGCGTATATCTGAGACGAGATATCCGTTTTATACGCTTACAAGCTCTTCTTACGGATTCAACAAGGATGAACCGCTGCAATACTTCCAGGTTATGCACGTTAAAAGCGAGCCTTGGCAAGGTTCTTCGTCTTTCAACCGCTTGCAAGCTGTCGAGCTGATTTCGCTGGATCAAGACATAGATTTATATAGCAATTTTATTATGTTGAATGGAGCAAAGCCTTCTGGCTTGTTCCGTACCGAGCAAGTCATACCCGATTCAAAGTTCAAAGAGATTGCAGCGCGGCTAAAAGAAGCATGGACAAACATGCTAAACAGCCAGCCCTCAGACTTGAGTAAGCCTGGGCAGTCAATGCTATTAGACCAAGGTATGATGTACGAAAGTATTAAGCCTTTAACGCTGCAAGACGTAGACGCACGAGAGCTGAAGAAACAAACGATGGCGCGGATTGCTGGCTTATTCGGCGTTCCTCCGGCGATGATCGGCGTGGGTGAGTCCAAGTTTAACAACACGCAAACCATGCTTGATGAGTTCTACAAGTCAACAATGATGCCGTTCATCACGAACATTGAGCAGAAGCTAAAGACAAGCCTTCTTGGTGGCTATCCAAATCTTTATGTGCAGTTTCAGACTCAGGATTTCCTGAAAGGTGCTCCGCTGGATCAGATGAACTATGTTGTGGCGGGGGTTAAGAATGGCATTCTCACGCCCAACGAAGCTAGAGACTATCTTGGGCTTGATAGCGTGGATGATGGTGATTCTCTGCTTGCTGCCGGTGGCGTTGATAAGCCTATTCCCGGCTCTTCGCCGCAGGATACTGGCGGCGGTGGAAATCTTAAGGTCATAGGTAAGACCGGGCGAGCTGGTAATGCTTAAGGATGTTCTTCAGCGTCTTAAAAATGAAGCGGCAAAGCGTAAACCGCCGCCGAAGCAGGTTGATGGCAAACGACAGGAAAAAGAGCGGGTAAATGAGCGGAAAAGTTAAAGTAGTTATTGGCGCTCCCTGCTCAGGCAAAAGCACTTATATAAAGAAAGTGCGTGGACCGGATGATGTAGTTGTCGATTTTGATTCGTTAGCTAAAGCGCTTGGTTCGATGGTTAGCCATAGATCAACCGGCGACATAAGAGAAGTGGCTTTTGCTGTAAGAGAGGCTGCAATACGAAGAATATTTCAAGGCTTAAAATCGGATGCTTATATTATCGACACAAGCCCTAAACAAGAAAACATTGCGCTTTACAGAAACCGACGCGTTGAGTTTGTTTTAATTGATCCAGGTTTGGAGGTTTGCTTAGAAAGAGCGCGTGAGAGGTCTAAAGGGACGGTTGAGAAAATTATGCAGTGGTATCAATCGCCGCCAGCAGTCATACAGGAAATGAATTTGATGCCAGCAAATGTAGACGATGTGATGCTCCATTCGGCGCAGCGAATACTGGAAAGAAGCTCGGTTGGTTCACCATTTAGGTTTATGTGAGGTAACTATGAAACATGTTCAATTCTTCACCGAGGCAAAGGTTGAGCTTGGCCGTATGGCTGATGAGGCAACCGGCGAACCAACCGGCGAGATCGAGGCAACTCTGACAACCTGGGGCGCGAGAGAAGGCGCAGACGGGCGCAGATTCTTTTATACGCCAGCAGCTTTTGAGATGTGGCACGAAGGCTGGATGGAAGCCGGCAGACCGCTTCCCATGTACTTCCAGCACAGCTCAGACATGATGCCCGTGGGCGAATGGTCGAAGTTCGACATTACGGACGAAGGCATGACCGGAACCGGGAAACTTTTCCTGAATACCACGGCAGGATCAGATCTTTATACGATCATGAAGGAATCGCCGCGCATGGTCGGTGGTGTTTCTGTTGGAGCTTATGCTGACGAATATCAAATGGTTGATGAGAACGGCGAACCGACAGATGATCCTGATAGCTTCTTTCAGATCATGCGGGGCGGATTGGCTGAGGTTTCGATTGTGATGAACCCCAACAATCCTAAAGCTGAGATTTCAAGACTTGAATATTGGATGGACAACAAGCCCAATCCAAGAGTAATCGAGAAGGCACTGCGTGATGCAGGGCTTTCAAGAAAGGATGCAACCGCTGCATCTGCTTTGCTGAAACAGATTATTGAACAGCGTGACGCTGAATCTGCCAAGCAACCCGCCAATCCGAGTGAGTCGGACGCAGCGGTGAAACTGTTGGAGGCGCTCCAATACCGTGAGCTGCTGAAGGCAATCGCAACCCGATAAAGGAACTATCATGCTTGAAAAAGTCATTGAAAAACTTGATGCAATCGAAGCATCTAACGCTGCAAAACTTGCTGAGACCGCCGAGGCCGTAAAGACTCAAGTCACCGAAGCTGTTCAGGCAGTCAAAGCAGAAACCGAGCAAAAACTTGCCGCTCTTGAGGCAAAGATTGCCGCTCCTTCGATCATTCGCCCAATCCACAAGACTGTTCGTGGTGAGGCAAACCGCCGCTTCCGTGATGTGCTCAAAGAGTACATGAAGGGTGGCAATCAGGTTGAGCGCGAAGTAAAGATCTTTGAATCGGTCGATCAGTTCGACGGGTATATCAAAGAAGCATCTGCGCTTACCGCTTCTGGTTACGACGTTGGTGGCCGTACCGCTTACGATCCTGTGTTTGCCGCTAAGCGTCTTGGCAATCCGATGATGAATATTTCTCGCATTGTTGCAACTGACGGTTCCGCTTATCAGTTTCGCGTAAAGACCGGCAACGCTGGTGCTCAGTGGGGCTACACGGTTCAGAACAACGGCGCATCCACGACTGAAGCAACGTCGATTTGGCAGGTGATCCTTAAAGACTTGAACGCACAGTTCCCAATCCGTACTGCTGCGCTCGACGATATTGATGGTCTTGAGCCCAACGTTGTTGACGACATGCTGATGGAATTCCAGCAGGCAATGGCAACCTCGATGATCCAGAACAACGATCAGAGCGGAACCGGAACCTCGGTGTCGACGGGCGGCGCTGATGGTCTGCGCGGTTTGGATCAGTATGCGGGCGCAAATGCAACCTACACGGGCGGTACAGTTTCCACGGCTGCTTTTGGAACCTCGGGAACCGCAACCACGAACGGTCTGCATAGCCTTGCAACCTATGACCAGTTGACCACCAACGCAAACACTGTCGGTGCAAATAACATCGTTTATAAAGACGTTGTTAACTTCATCTACAGCTTGCCGCAGCAATACTGGACCCCGACTGCTCGCTTCATGATTAACCCAATCTTGTTGCAGGGCATCCGTGGTTTGGTTGATGATCAGAAGCGCCCAATCTACATCGACGGTCTGAGCCGTGACGATGGCATCGTTGGTAAGCTGCTTGGTTTTGACGTTGTGGTTAACAAGTACGTTGACAATCCTTCTCAGCCCACAACCGGCGCGGCAGGTACGACGTCTTACTACCCAATGTACTTTGCTGACTTCCAGCAGTTTCATACCATCGTTATGCGTCTAAGCATGGTTCTGCGTCGTTATGACCAGACGCTCCCAGGCTCGATCACGTTCTACGGCGAGACTCGCGCAGCAACTTCTGTGCGCGATCCAAACGCTGGCGTACGTTATCGCTCGACCGGCACTGCGGCTTAATTAAAGAGGGCGAAAGCCCTCTCCCTCTATGGAGAGACTATGAAACAGGTGATTTTAGAAGGGCTTAAGCAGGCTCTCCACGAGGGCAAAGCCACGGTGAACCTCGCTGAAGCCTCAGCCCTCACGGGCTCGGGCTCCGGCGTTGGTGGCCGCGTCTATAACGAAGATGTATTTGCAAGTCTGCGCTATTGGAACCCTTTCCGGGTTTACGCTAACCAGACGATGACCTCGGATTCGGATATTCAGTTTGTTGTTAAGACCGGTAACGCGGCTAACTCTACAAACCCTTGGGGTTACACAGTAAACGCTAACAGCGGATCTCCCAACATTGCCACGAGCATTTGGCAGCTTCCAATGCGCGTTATTAGCGCTCAGATGCCTATCCGCGCAGCGGCAATGGATGACATTAATGGTCTAGATGCAGCTTTGGCCGAAGATCTTGCAATGGAATTTAGCCAGATCGAAGCCGCGTCTATGGCGATCAATAACGACCAAGCAGGATCGACAACGACAAGCACAGGCGCAACTAACGGCTTGCGCGGTCTTAAGATGTACGCGGGAACAGCGGGTTCTACGGCGGCTTATGGCAGCTCAGGAACCGCGATTACAAACGGCATTCATACGCTTAACACGGTCGGCTATGCTCATGCTGGCGGCATTGAGTGGGAAACCCTTGTGGATGTTGCTAACGCTCTTCCTGGGCAGTTTTGGAAGATGCCAGGAACGGCGTGGATGATGCACCCCACGGCGATCCAGACGCTTAGGAAATACACGCACGGCGGCAATTCTTACGCGCTTGTTGAAACCGGCGAAGAAGGCGAAGGCCCTGCTGTAAACATCATGGGGTGGCCGGTTATTGCCAATCCCTATTTGGATGCTCCCGCTGTCGGCGCTTCTCCCATTTACCTAGCCAACTGGCCTCGGTTTATGTGGATCGTTGACCACTCAGAAATGACGTTGCAACGCATGGAGCAGACGCAGCCTGGGACAATCACGATCTACGCGGAAAAGCGTTTGGTCTCGACTGTTCGTGATGTAACCGCTGGCGTTCGTTTGATCGGAACCTAACATGCCAAGCCAACTGCAAGGTAATTTCGGAGCGGGTTCGCGTAACCCGTTCAACTACTCGAAGGTCATTCAGAGTAACCGCGACCCGGTTACTCAATGGCTTACGCTCGACGAAATCACCAATCAGCTCAATTTGTTTGCCGATGAGTCGCAAGACGAGTTTTTGTCGCAGCTTGAGCTGGCAGCGCGAATGGCAATTGAGGATTACTTAGGCGTTCCAATTTTCAATGTGACGTATCAGGCTTCTTATTTAATCTCGGGTTTAATGGCGGCTCCGGTTTCGCTAGATCTTCCCGAGGTCTCGCAGAACGGCGTGACGATCAACTGGGTCAAGTATTACAACGACCTAAACCCTCCGGTTCTTACGACGATTGCAAGCTCCCAGTATTACTACGACCCAACGGGAAATAAGTTAGTTCTTTTCGAGGTTCCCAATAACGTTAACACTTACATGACCGCCCCGATGCTTTGCCAGTACACACTACAGGGCAGCGTTATCGGTCAGTATCCCGTAGTTAAGCAAGCCGGCTTAATGTTGCTCACGCATTTCTACAACAATCGCTCTGCAATCTCCGAGGCTAAGCAGTATCAGCTACCGTGGGCGATTGACCAGTTATTGCGACCTTACCGCACTTTGGTGATGTAATGTTTTTATATTGGATTAGACTGCCAGAGCACACTGACATATTTAGTCAAGGATATGTTGGCATTGCTAATAATTTCAATCAAAGGATGTTTGCTCATCGCTCCTGTGCTAAAAAAAGCGGCAATGAAGTTATTTATAAGGTTATCCGTAAGTACGGATGGGAAAATTTAATCAAACAGATTGTCTTAATAGGAAGTAAAGATTACTGCGCCGAAATTGAAAAAAAACTTAGATTTCAACCTAAAATAGGTTGGAATTTAGCGATAGGCGGTTATTCTGGTGGATCGCATCTTAAAGGCATAAAACAATCTGATGAGCATTTGAAAAAGCGATGCGCCGCTTTGGTTGGCCGGGTAAGCGGAATGCTAGGTAAAAAGCATAAAGATGAAGTAAAGGAAAAGTGCAGGAAAGCCAATTTAGGTAAAGTGTTATCAATTGAAACCAAGAGAAAAATATCTGAGAAGAAATTTCAGAAGATTGAAATAAATGGAGTTATTTACCCAAGCTGGAAATCGGCTAGCGAACAGCTTCATATACCAACGGGTTCCTTGGCTTATCTTTTGGCTTCGACAAAAAGATCCGGCAAATACGCTTGGATCAAAACAATGACGCTGGTGATGTAATGGTTTTACGCGTTGATCAAATCACGATAAACAATCTGACGTTTGGGCTTACCAATCTTGGCGAGCAAACAACGACAGAAACTGCGTGGTTTCAAACGCGAGCAAAAACAAAGTCTGTGCATAACCGCATTCGGACGCTTGAGAAGTTTCGGCAATACGACAACATGATTGAGTTCACTGTGAACTACACGCCCAACATGCGTACAATCTCGGACGCTCAAGAGGCTTACAGTATTTCTTTCCGTGAAAAATCTTGGCGCATCGCTGAGGTTTACGAGCACGACGATAGGCAGTGGGTGACGTTCACTTGCTACCGTAACGAACCAACGGTTGCAGTCTGATGGGTCAGAATTCAGCCGTTACCTATGCCCAGGCGATACAGGCGCAGCTAAATACTGTTTGTACGCCGACTCCGGTGTATGCGGTGTTTAATCGCAACTTTGCAACCGAGCCGACTTTTGTAACTTGGCAGCTAAGAGATGTGCATCAGCCAGTTTATACCGGTCCGCAATCAGTTAAGGGTATAGATCGACCTGTCTTTCAAGCGACGGTTTTTGCTCAGCAAATGGCTAACTGTTACTCGAAAGCTCAGCAAATTGTCGATGCCCTGCATGGCTATAAAGGGACGTTCGGCGGATTATTTTTTGTGGCAAAAGTTGACGTTGATTGGCTTTTCCACACATACGATAATGACAGCAAGCTACACCAGATTGTTTTAGATTCAACTTTAGACATTCCTTCGTGAGGTGAAAAATGGCTCTTCCTAATAAAGTTTTACCCGGCTTCAGCGCCTCGCTATATTGCCAGCCGGGGGCTACTCCAACTCCTTTAACTACCGCTAACCTTAGCGTCTATGCTTCAACCTCTGCGATTGCGGTTTCTGCTCAGCTTGTACCAGTAGAAGCAATTCCGGCGTTTGGTCAAGACGATGCGGTAGCTAACTTTGCTGTCGCTGGTTCGCGTCAGTCTGACAAGATTCCGGTTCAATCTGCACCAACTTCTATGACTGTTGTGGCCGCATGGAATCCGGCAGACACAAACCTTCTTTTGCTCCGCGCAGATGCTTACAACGGTACGATTGACCGTACGTTTGTAATTTCGGCGACAGATGGCACAAACATCGTTAACTATGCCTTCAATGGCCGCGTTAGTCAGTGGACGATTGACCCAGCCCCTGGCGCAGAAGCTCAGGTTACTTTTACGATTCATCCGCGAGGCAATCAATATGGCTGGTCAAACAACACTTGATGAATTAGTGGCGCTGATGGCGGAATTCAGGGGCGACCTTCATGCAATGGCAAAAGGGCATCCCTTTACCTTACAAGAGGTGGATGCCGCCCTACAGGAAGCCAGCCCCGGCGGGGCCGAAGCAGTCTGTCTATCTGTGTTGAGGGCTCATGCAAAGAGCGAGTGATGATTTACTGAGCTATCTCATTGCTCAAGCCCAAACCGGAGCTAAGAACTGGTTTGGGTATCCTCAACAAAGGCTCATTAACATCACTCTCTGTCATAAGATTGCAGAGAATCATGCGCCGGACATGACACCAGACGAAGTAGTAAATTATGTGATTCGTCTTAACGATCTAATCTTCAAAAAGATCGTGACCAATGGGAAAGATTGAGGTTAAGGGCTTCCGAGAGTTTGAGGATTCGCTTTTAGAATTAGCTCAAGAGTTCGGCACGACCAAAGCCAGACGGTCTTTACTTCCCGGTCTTAAGTCTGCGATGGAGCCTGTCAAAGCGGCGATCCGCGCAAGAGTTCCTGTTGATACCGGCAAGCTACAACTCAAGGTTCGTAACGGTGCGAAGGTTGCAACAGGCAAAGACAAAAAGAAAAAGTACCTTACCCGCGACACTATTGCTTTCGGCTTTGTCGATGTTGGTGTCGGCTATAAGGATGCTAAAGGCGAGTACAGACCAGCAGCCGAGGCTATAGAATTCGGTACGGCAGAAGTTCCTGCTAGGCCGTTCATACGAAACAGTTTTCAATCAATGGCAAGCTCCGCGCTTGATCGGTTAGCGTCTCTCATGAGTGCTCACATGGATCTCTGGGCGGCAAAACAACGAGCAAAGGTTAGAAAATGAGATTACAAGACAAATTCGGTTCTTCGTTCCAAAGACAGAAATACGCAGACATTGATTTCGCTGGTCATGCGCTAAAGGTCTATCTTCCCACCAGGAAAGAAATGCTTGAGCTTGAGGGCAAAATCAAAAACCCTCCTGATGCTTTACTAGATCAGGAATACTCAAAGCTGGTCGATACGTTTGAGAAACTCTACAAGATCAATAAAACTGTAGAGGTTGAGCGTAAAGACGATGATATTGTGGTCGAGGGCCGAAGCCTAAAAGAAGCATCACGGTTCAAAGCCCAAGAGATCATGCGCGAGATTGCGCTTATAAATTTAGTTGGTTTCGAGGAAGGGCAAGAGCTCTTCGCGCTGTCATACGAAGATATTTCCGAAGCCTTCTCTCCGGCGCAGATTAAACATCTAACCGAGCTAATCGAAAAGGCAGTAAACCCAGACTACAAGGAAGTCGAAAAAAACTAAAGCGGTCACTATATCGGCAGATTCGGGCGGCGATGATCTTTAACGGCCAGTCTCCCGAGGTCATAGAAAGCCTTGATGTAGTGACCACGCGAGAGTTAGAATTGATGTACCGTGATGGCATGATTGGCGCGAGACAAAACTTAATGTTGACCTCGCATCTGATGGCGATTGTTTATAACGCGCTGTCTAAAAACCCAATCAAGAGTCGAGAGTTTTTCCCGCACTTGGAGGAATACTTCGTTCCTCCAAACTACATGACAAGACAAGAGCGCGACTTCTTGGCGTTTACAAGTCTGCCAGGGTTCAAGTCAGAGTTTTTAGACATCTTAGGGGGAAACAATGGCCGGTAAGCTAATCGCAGCCCTGCAAGTCGCGTTAGGTCTTGAGAGCGCAAAGTTCGTTCAAGAGATTGACAGGGCTAAAGCCAAAACCCGCGAAATGCAAGTCAGTGTCAATTTGCTTGGCACTGCAATGGGCGCTCTACGAAGCCCGATGTTACTAGCCGCCGCTGCCGCTGGAGCGTTTGCCACTTCATTTTTCAAAGCCGCAGACGCGGTTAATGATTTTGCTGAAGGCTCGGGGCTTGCGATTGAGGAAGTCTTAGCCCTCCAAAGCGCGATGGTGCAATCGGGGAAAGAAGCCGATAACGCCGCTCAGATGTGGGATCGGTTTTCGGTAACGCTTGGTGCTGCCGCTGACGGTCAAAAGGAACAGGCTGATCTGTTCAAAGAGTTGGGTGTAAGTATCGCTGACGCTGGCGGTCTGTTAAGGCCCGAAATCGACATCTTCCGAGACCTTACGTCGGTTCTTTCTGGTATGAGCGCCGGCGCGGAACGGGCTCGATTACAGGTTCAGCTTTTTGGAAAACAGTTTGGCAATCTTGATATTTCCAAGATTGATCAACTCTCAAGAAACACCGACAAGTTCTCAGGCGAAGCAAAGAAAGGTGTATTGGCTATCGGTGAGATTGGCGACGCTATCGACCAGATGACCGAGAAAGCAAAGATCGGCTTTTTAACGTTGATGGGTAAAGCGCGTGACGCGTACACGGGCATTAAAAAGTTTCTCGGCTTTGGCGAAGAGGAGCCCGCTGTTCCCGCTCCGGTTGTCGGTGTCACGCAGGGCGGCAGACAGTCTGGGACAAGAGTAAAGGCTGTAAAAGACTCGGGCGCGGAGTCTGCTGCAAAAGCGCTTAAGACTTACCTTGAAGGCTTGGATGCTCAGATTCTCAAGCTGAAAGAAGGCGAAGAAGCTGCGTTACGGTTCGAGGCGGCAAAGCAGGGTGGGCCTGCTGGTCTTGCCAAGATGGAGGAAATAATCCGTCTACGCCGCGAGGAAGCCGAGCAGCAAGAAGAGATGATGAGGCTTACAAAAGAAGCCAATCAAGAGCTGGCCGCGATGGACGATCTCCGCAAGATGCGCCAAGATCAGATCGTCAAAGATTACGAACGCGAAGTTGAGATCGAAAAAGAGCGTATGCAAGTCATGCTTGATCTTAGCCAGCAAGCGGAGATCATGGCTAATAAGCAATGGGAAGACATGCAGGAAAAGAAAAAAGACGGGCAAGAGCAATTAGAAATGTTAGAAGACATTCGGGATGGGTTTAAGTCAATAGGCACAACGATTGTCGAGGCATTCATGTCGGGCAAGTCTGCCGCGCAAGCATTCAAATCTGCTCTTTCTTCCCTTCTGCAAAAGCTAGCATCTAGATCGCTAGATAAATTCTTAGACACTATTTTCAAATCAAACATCACGGGCGCTCCGTCTTTGTTTGAGAACTTCATGTCTAATGTTCCCGTTCTCGGCAGCATCTTTGGCAAACGAGCCGGGGGCGGTCCGGTCAACTCCGGCGCTCCGTACCTTGTTGGCGAAAGAGGGCCAGAGCTATTCGTTCCAAGCATGGCTGGCCAAGTGGTTCCGTCTTATGCGATGAGCGGGACATCGACAGTCAACAATTACAACATCCAAGCAATTGATGTAAAGTCTTTCGAGGAAAGAATCATGGGCAGCAATCGAGCGGTTTGGGCAGCTAATTCCTACGCTCAGAAATCGCTCTCACCGCGAGGCAGAGCATGAGCTTTCAAACCATTCTAGACATCAGCCAAACCATCACGGTCAACAACCGGCGGATGGTTGGGCAGCAATACTCAAGATCGGGGCAAGTGAGAACGGCGCTTTACGTTACATCTGTTCCTTGGGTGTTCACTGTCAAGCCTCATGCTTTCCTTTATTACCCACAAGTTCGGGATGTAATTCAGACCATTGACAACCTCGACAGGCAGACAGCGGCAACGATCACATTTAGCTCGACCAATCTTCAATGGTTCACGGCTTATCAAGGAGAGTTGACTAGCGGTCAGGCGGCAGCGCTTACGCTTGCATCCGTACCGGCGGCGAATGCGACAACGATTTCGGTGGGCAATCTTCCTGCGGTTGGAAGCTCGGTTATTGTCTTTAAGGCTGGAGACTTTATCCAGTTAGGAAGCTACCCCTACAAAGTCACCACACAGGTCTTGAGAGGCTCAGGATCGACCATTAACGTGACTTTGCACAGGCCGGTGATCGGTACGCCCACAGCGGGAACTTTGACTGCTGTAGGATCTGCTTGTACGTTTTCCGTGGTTGCTGAGGTTTGCCCGACGTATACATTACGACCCATGACCAACGGCGCGTTTGTCGATTGGGATGCTGATTTTGTCTTTAGGGAGAACGTCCAGTGAGTACCCCAATGACAGCGCTTTCTAGCGCAAGCATTACCCACGGTGAATTCGTCAAGCTAACAACTTCAACAACAACCTACACATTCTGCAACGCATCTGCCGCAATTACTGTCGGTGGCAATACGTTCTCAGGATTGGGGAGCCTTCTTTCTGTCGGCGCGGTTAATCGAGAAATTAAGGCGACTTCGATTGACATGGTAATTGGGCTGATAGGGATCGACCCGACAAACATTTCGCTAGTCTTGGGAACCAATATTAAGGGCTCAACTGTAGAGATTTGGCGCGGCTTTTTTGATTCGAACTATCAGATCATTACAAGCCCTTCCACACAATTTTTTAAGCGCTATCAAGGAATCGTTTCTAACATTTCAATCACTGAAGATTGGAACGAAAACATCCGCAGCCGTACGGCTACCGCGTCGATTTCTTGCGCTTCTTTCCGGTCGATTCTTGAAAGCAGAATTGCCGGAATTAAAACCAACCTTACGATATGGCAGCAACGCTATGCGTCCGATACGAGCATGAGTCGCGTGGCTGCAATCAGCGGTCAATACTTCGACTTTGGAGCGCCGCCCAAATCTGGTTCGCAATCAGATCCGGGAACCGTTCAACCATCACAAACCGATCTAAACGATATAAGCCAAGCCGGATGAGATACGCCACAAAATACGATATGCCTCACCTTATACAGATGATGAAGGCTTACGCAGATGAAGCAGGAATAGAGACACTTAAACAAAATCAGAATGAAAGTCACGTTAAACAGCTTTTTTATCAAATGATCGCTGGACGAGGATTTGTTCTTATAGACGATCAGCTCCGTGGATTTCTGGCGGCTTATGTGACACGAAACTTTTGGAACAGTTCGGTAAAAGAGCTCCATGAGGTGGCGTGGTGGGTTGAACCAGAATTCAGAGAGACATCTGTTGGTGGAAAGCTGTGGTTAAGATTTAACAAGCTCGCACAAGACATGCTAAATCAAAAACGGGTACAGATTGTATGCACGAGTCTTATGCCAAATTCACCCAATATTGATTACACAAGATACAACTTTAAGCCTATGCAAGCGACCTTCTTTCGAGAGTAGATCATGCCAGCATCCATTATCTTAGCCGCAGTAGGTGTTCAGTTAACGGGCGTTGCGTTGGCAGCGGCGACGTTTGCCATCAACTTTGCGGTGTCGTTTGTTGTTACCAGGGCATTTGGATCTAAGCCTCCGCAGTCTCAAGATACAGGTGCAAGACAGCAAGTTCCTCCTGCTAACAACAACTCAATTCCCGTGGTGTATGGCGACGCGTGGTTGGGCGGTACGTTTGTCGACGCGGTGCTATCCACCGATCAAAAGACAATGTATTACGTTATGGCGATCTCTTCCATATCGTCCGACGCCTCCGCAACATTTTCCTATGACCGTACAAAGTTTTACTACGGCGACAGATTGGTTACGTTCGACGGAACCGACCAAACAAAAGTTGTTTCTCTTACTGATGGCGATGGAAATGTAGACACAAAGATCAGCGGCAATCTTTATATCAGTCTCTACACATCAACAAATGCAGGAGCTATAACCCCAGTAAACGGAACGGCCCCGCATGTATTTATGGGCGGTGCAGACATTTCAGCCGCTTTACGCTGGCCCTCTTCTGGTCGGCAGATGAACGGGTTGGCTTTTGCAATTGTCAAACTCAACTACAACACAGATGCTGGAACCACTGGGCTTCAGCCAATTACGTTTTACTGTAAGCATTATCCTAAAGGCGGCAGCGTCGCAAAGCCTGGAGATGTTTGGTATGACTACATGACCGACGCGAGATATGGCGCTGGCATGACGGGTTTGGTTGATTCTGTAAGCGCTGCCGCTCTTAATACCTACTCCGATCAGACAATTACTTATACGCCATCTGGTGGCGGATCTGCGACACAGGCTCGATACAGGATTAACGGTGTTGTAGACACGGGCAAGACCGTTCTGGATAACGTTGAGAAGATGCTGGAATGTTGCGACAGTTGGATGGCATACAACGCGGCATCAGGCAAATGGTCGGTTGTCATCAATAAGGCAGAAACTTCTTCGTTCTCATTTAACGACACAAATCTTATCGGCGAAATTAGGGTTTCTGCTGTAGACATCAATCAGCAAATTAACCAAATTCAGATTGAGTTTCCATCAAAGTTAAATCGAGATCAGCCGGATCTGGTTTTTATGGAGACTCCAGCGGGGCAGCTTTATGCAAACGAACCCGCTAACAGACAGTCAACAACGCTTGAATTTACAAATGACTCTGTACAAGCTCAATATCTTGGAAATCGAAGGTTAGAGCAAGCGCGTGAAGATTTGATCGTTACGATAACTTCTACCTATCCCGGTATTCAAGTAGACGCTGGTGATGTTGTTGATATTACTAATGCCGATTACGGATGGACTAACAAACTTTTCCGGGTGATGAAAGTTTCGGAAGCGACAATTGATGATGGCAATTTAGGCGCGACGCTAGAGCTGTCTGAATACAACGTTCAAGTTTATGATGACGCTAGCATCACAGCATTTTCGGCGGCTCCAAATTCGCAACTATCCGCTGCCGAATATATTTCAGCCGCAAACGCTCCAACTGTAACTAATAAACTTCCCTTTGCTTCGCCGGCAACTTTTGACGTTGATTGCACTATTCCTTCGGTTGGAAGAGTCACTTATTTAAAATTATTTGTGACCACTTCAGCCACTCCATCGGCAACAGATTGGGTTGAGCTAGCAACTCAAAATCTAATCAATGGTCAAGCATTTACAAACTCATCAACGTTTACCTTTACAAAACTACAATTAGCCGCAAATACCTATTATTTTCAATTTGTTGCTGGTAACGAATACGCGGCTGTACGATCCTCAACAAGCGCATCATTTGTTTGGCAACCTTATTCAGCGCTAACAGCTTACATCTTAATAGCTTCTAAGAGCTTTACCGCCGACCCAGATGGTGTTTTAGTAACAGGTCAACTACCGTGGACAACGACTTATGTTGTTTACGACGGAGCTTCTCTGGTTACAACGCCAGCGGTTGCATTTACAAAAGTATCAGAGACTAACTGCACGACTTCGATAAATAGCACTACAGGCGTAATTACAGTTACTGCTGTCGCTCAAGCAGTGCAATCGGCCTCTGCCATTTTTCGAGCCACTATTACAAGCGGAACTTCGACTACGACTTTTGATCGACAGCTTTTAATTAACAAAACTTACAACGGGTCTGGCGTAACCGCTGAATTAGCCAAATCGTTTATCAATATTTCTTGCTTAAACGACGCAAACTACACGGTCATAAGCGGTCAGTTTCCGGTCTCCAATCAAATGACGGTTTATGAAAACGGTGCTGTTCTTGCATATCCTGATGTGTCGTTTTCATTGATTTCAAGTTCTGGATGTTCCGCCACTATTGGTTTAACAACAGGAACTATTTCAGTTAGTTCGCTTTCGCTTACCGGCACTCAAACGCAAGCGTCATGTACGTTCAGAGGAACTACTGCAACGGGTTACATTGATAAAACTTTTACGCTCACCAAAGTTCCCTCTGGTGCAACTGGGCCGACGGGAGTCGGGCCCACGGGTCCAATTGGGCCCAACGGCCCGACGGGAGGCGTTGGTCCGACAGGAGGCATTGGACCGACAGGAGGTATTGGGCCGACGGGAGGTGTGGGGCCTACGGGAGCCTCCGGCGGTGTTGGTCCGACGGGGGTATCTGGCGACAAATCCGCCACGGTTTTTCTTTATCAATGGGCTGCGGCGCAACCAGGAAACCCATCAGGTTCTTCAACGTTTACTTGGTCTAGTCTTACCAATTCTGGTTACACCGGTGGCAACTATTGGCAAGTGACTGTTCCAGCAAACCCAGGAACCTCCAGCATAAAACTGTGGGTTGCTTCTAAATCAATTTCAGATGTTGCTACCGCTACGACGACAACTGTAAGTTGGGCAACCGGTTTCTCTGTTTATGCCTTGAGCGCAAACGGAGATATGGGACCGACGGGCGCGGACGGTGTGAAATATGCGTACCCAAAAGTTTACCGATGGGATCTTTCAACCCCCGCTATTTCTGGCAGCACATTATTTACATGGTCGACTGCCACTTTTCCAGCTCCGGCAGATTGGTACTTAACTCCAGGATCTCCCCCTGCTGGTGGCTATAACCTTTATGCAGCCACAGTTAACTTAATTGCCGCCGGGTCCACTACAACATCAACCATAAATTGGACAGGCGCTTCAATTTTGGTTGAAGGATACGCGGGAACCAATGGGGCCACCGGAGCCACCGGTGCTCAGGCTAGAATCATGTACGCAAGGATTGCGAGCAATCCAGTTCCGGTTAGCGGAAATGTTACTGTGGTTGGCGACAATCGCCCTTCGTCAGCGCAATCTTCTGCTGTCTGGGGTGCTTCTTTTGCGGTTACTTGGTATGCAACCGACCCCGATCCGTCGAGTAACAATTCGTTATATCAAAGCGATGGTATTTACAACGGGACTAATTCTGTATGGTCAACGCCCTACATATCAAGTTTGAAAGTAGGCGCTCTTTCAGCCGTCTCAGTCAACACTGGAGCCTTGACAGTCAATGATGTTCTTACTGTTGGAACCACTGGTTATATCCTTGGAGGGCAAACAGGTTATGCAACTGGCACAGGATTTTTCTTGGGCTATAGCGCTGGCGCTTATAAATTTTCTTTTGGTAATGCAACCAATTCAATAAAGTGGGACGGTACAAATCTTACGGTTACTGGCGGCACTGTAACTGGCGCGGGTTTTGTTACGGACACAACCGGTTACGTTAGAGGCGGTCAGACGGGTTACGACACCGGGACAGGTTTCTTTCTTGGATATAGCGGAACTGCGTACAAGTTCAGCATAGGCAACTCAACTAATTCTGTTAAATGGGATGGTGCAAATTTAACTGTCACTGGCGGAACTATAACTGGCACTGGTTTTATTACGGATACAACTGGTTATATCAGAGGTGGTCAGACGGGTTATGACACGGGGACAGGCTTCTTTCTTGGATACAGTGGAGCCGCGTACAAATTTAGTATAGGAAACTCAACAAATTCTATTAAATGGGATGGTGCAAATTTAACTGTTAGCGGTGGAACGATAACGGGATCTGCATTTCAGACGGGTACTAGCGGCGCTCGATTCACGCTTAACGCCAGCTCAGACAATGCACTAAAGGGTTACGACTCAAGCAATAACCTGCGGACAGAAATTTATGCTTCGCTTGGTTATATGGTAATTACCAATCTTGGGTCGACAATTGCCGTGACGGGAAAAAGCGCCACGGGAGCCGGTGTTTTTGGTGAATCTACTGCTGGCGGCGATGGTGTTTACGGAAAAACAACCACGGGCGACGGTGTGTTTGGTGAAGCTACGGGAACGTCTGGTATCGGAGTCAAGGGCAATGCAACCGCCGCAAGTGGCGTTGGCGTAGAAGGCCGATCTACAAGTTATTTCGGTGGTGCTTTTTACGGTGGGACAACATCAGCACCGTTGTATATCAATGCAAGTGGATCTCTTCCAACTACGGGAGCCATTTCCGGTGCTTTATGCGTAGTCTCAAACAAACTATATTTTCATAACGGTACGGCTTGGAAAGAAGTTCAATTTGTTTAAAACATTCTGGTAATACATGACACTAAAAATCTGCGTATACGCAATCTCAAAAAACGAAGAGCAATTTGTCAAAAGATTTTGCAATTCAGCGCAAGATGCTGACATGATCTTAATCGCTGATACAGGGTCAACGGATAACACTGTCAGCCTTGCTAAAGCGTTTGGTGCTATGGTTTACGACATATCGGTAAAGCCTTGGCGATTTGATATGGCGCGAGACGCGGCTCTTTGCCTCATCCCCGGCGACTATGATGTCTGTGTCTCTCTTGATTTGGATGAGGTTTTAGAACCGGGATGGCGTGAGGAAATTGAACGAGTATGGCAACCAGAAACAACCAGATTAAGATATAAATTTGATTGGGGTCATAACATTCTTTTCTATTACGAAAAGATCCATCACCGACACGGCTACCACTGGCATCATCCTGTACACGAATATCCAAGACCCGATCTTCGTATCACAGAAGTCTACGCGCACACCGATAGACTTTTAGTTTCGCATCATCCAGACCCCACTAAAAGCCGAGGTCAATATTTAGATCTTTTGAGAATGGCGGTAAAAGAAGATCCTAGATGCCCAAGGAACGCCTTTTACTTTGCACGTGAACTTACTTTCTACCATCTTTGGGATGAGGCCATAACCGCTCTTAACGCCTACCTTGACATGCCTGAAGCCAATTGGCCTAACGAACGGTGTTATGCCATGCGATTGTTGGGAAGCCTTAAAGTGGTATCGTATGGCGATTGCAGAGGCTCCAGGGACAAGAGAACCTTGGGTAGATGCTGCAAATTCTTTTTACATGAAAGCAATGTGGAAAGAGTGTTATCACGCATCTACAATGGCTTTGGAAATCAAAGATAAGCAATTGGTTTACACATGCGATCCTGAAGTATGGGGTTTTAAACCTCATGATTTGGCAGCTATTTCTGCCCATCATTTGAAAAAGAAGGCTGAGGCTTTGAAGCATGGACAAGATGCGGTCAATCATTGCCCGGATGATGAAAGACTAAAAATGAACCTTGTCTTTTATTCAAAGGCAATGTTAGAATCGTAAAAAACACGATAGCCATGCTGTCTTGCGAGTACGCGAGCAGCGTCATGTACCGAGGAAAGGGAATATGGCTATTTTCAATAAGAATACGCTGACGCAAATCAGCGGGTTCAATAATCAAATCATTGCAGGCGAGCTTGTTTACAACCAAAAAACCTTTTGGAATGTAACGCTTTCAAATGCTGACGGAACGCCAAACAATTTAACCGGCGCGACAATAACAAGCCAAATTCTTCGTCGGCAGCTTTCAAACGTAAAAGACAGCCGGTACGGACTGACCTTTGACATAGCGGATTACACTCCGCCTCCATCTCCGGTCAATTTGACCATTACAAATCAAAGTTTGGTTGATGGTCAATTTACATTAGTTATAGATGAATCTGTCTGGTCTGTTCTTTCGACAGATCCTCAGCTAGATATAAACGCTGAAAATCCAGTTGGATTCAGCGGCAATATCAAGATTGCCATTCCTGCTAGTGGCTCAACGCCAGCGCAAGATCTCATCATCTTTTTGTTATTCCTTGTGCGTTCTGATGGGGTGACAAATTGAGCGATGTAAATATGGTGGTAACGTCTGGCAATCAAATTACGCTTACAGTCGATCAGGGCGTAATTGGGCCTACTGGTCCCGCTGGTCCGGCTGGCGGTCCCACGGGGCCGACTGGTCCGATTGGCGGCGTTGGGAGTGTTACTTTTGTCGGCGGCATTGTTTCCGTGGCGAATCCGACATCAAGCCCGGTTTTGTCTGTTTCGGGTACAACGGGCGGCATACCTTATTTTGTGTCAGACAATTCGTGGGCTTCGTCTGGAGCACTTGGATCTAATGTTTTGTCGGCGTTGCAGGTAAATTTAAATGCCACGGGCGGCATGGTTACAAGCGATGGGGCTGCTACTTTGACAGGTAAGCGGATTGATCCAAGAGTAAATAGTGCTGCCACGGCAACAACCATTACGCCTTCAATAGCAAATTACGATCAATATGTTTTGACTGGATTGCAATCCAATTTATCTATTCTTGCTCCGATAGGGTCGCCGCAGGATGGCGATAAGTTAATTTTTAGAATTCTTGATAATGGCACGTCAAGAAATTTGACATGGAATGCTATTTATCGAGAAATCAATGCTTTGTTGCCGACAGCTACGACTGCAAACAAAGTAATGTACGTGGGTTGTATTTACAATTCTGCCGGCCCTTATTGGGATGTCATAGCTGCTGCTGTTCAAACTTAAGGAAATATCATGGAAATTGCAAAATCTGTTGATGTAGTGTCTAGCGATTTGATTTGCCGTTCGCAAAATGGCGAAGGATTGATCGCTATGGGTAAATATTTTGTTGAGTGTTTTGACAAGAATGGAAACCTCAAATGGTCGGACGAAGCTCCTAATCTTGTCGTTAACGTCGGTCTTCAGTACATGGCGGGTACAGCACTCGATGGCGCTACGGCTCGCATTACCACTTGGTACGTTGGCCT